CCTTAGTGGTGACAGTTCCGGCAGGAATGTCTATCGATTGGTTCTTGGAATACGGATCTCCACTGAACGCCTTGGACATGAAGCTGACATTGGCAATCCCCAGACGGTTTTGGCAAGCGACAGTTGGGCAAGGATCGTCAATTCCAGGAGCTGTGTATTTTCCTGTCTGGTTCATTGAATTATACTTAACAAGAAACGTTTCCCTTCCACCGGCGACGAATTTGATTAGGCCTGCGTAAATTCGCTTCAAGGTTTTCTCGCATAGTGGCTTCTTCCTGTCAAAGATGCTTTGGCCGGTATCATCCATGTCAAGCACTTCACGAACAGGCTTCCATTTCTTGTAGGCATGAAACATGCCACTGTCACCATTCTTCGAGAATGTTGGAACAGGAAAAGCTATGGGGAGGCCTTTCTTCGCGAATTGACCGAAAAACCTCTTGCGTGAGGTATATGCGCCGAAATCGGCGGCATTCAGCAAACGCCAATCATAATGATAGCCGTAAGAGATAACTTTATTTGTCCAACGAACATAGCTGCATCCCTTTAACTTTGAGATAGGGTGTCCTTTATCATCCATGTCTCCCCAGCTCATGAACTCTTCCACATTCTCAATCTGTATATAGTCAGGATCCAGCTGCTCAATATAACGGAAAAGGTGCTCTGCAAGCGTCCGGCTGTCTGCATCGCGTGGTTGACCACCTTTGGCCTTACTGAAGTTGGTGCATTCAAGTGAAGCCCATAGGACAACTAAAGCCGACGGGTATTTCATCCTCATTCGGTTCAAGTGAGCTGTAAGGGCAGTAAGGTCAAGTGTGCGAATATCCTCGGTGAAGTGTAATGTGTCGGGGTGGTTTGCCTGATGCGATGCGATTGCATTCGCATCATGGTTGACACAGGCGACTACCCTCGCACACTTTGTTCCATCTAACTTTGCATGTTCAACACCGGTGGAAGTTCCACCGGCTCCGCAGAACAAGTCTATATAGAGTAATTTTATATTATCCATAATTTTTTCTGTTATATTTATGCAATCTTCTTCATGAAACAAAACCAATGAGTATTAGCACGTTTCCCCGATATATGTCCAAAGATGGGTTTCTCCGAGGTAAGTTTCAATATTTCGGATACCTTGATGTCTGTTTCATTCCATTTGAATATTAAGAATCCTCCAGGCATTAATACTCGAAAGCATTCTGCAAAGCCTTTTCGCAAGACTTCTTTCCAGTCTGCATTGCCAAGAGCACCATACTTTATCATTTGGTAGCCTGTTACCTTGTTCTTTGGACTTGGTTCATTATATATATCGCATGTCTTACAGTTCTCAATACTTCTTAGTAAGTGTGAAGGGTCAAAAACAACCATGCGGAAGCTATTGTCAGGGTATGGCATGTTTGTGAAGTCGGCCTGAACATCGGGGTTGACCTCGAAGTGCCTTCCGTCACATAATGTTGTCTTCATCTTTCTTATGTCTTGAAACAGAACCCTTTTATCATACTTATCGAAGTAAAACATCTTACCTCCGCAACAGGTATCAAGGATTGGGCTATTTATCATATTTGTTTTCTTTTGTGTTAAACATTTCTTTACAGACATCCTCTGCTATTTTCCGGGCTTCTTTCTTGGAAATGTATTGGTCATCGCTTTCATCTTCTTCATTCCATGAATCTATTTCTTCCTCTTCTATATTCCATCCATCATACTCTTTCTCAATTTGCAGGAAAAACCACAGAATAATAAAAATGGCACCTATCCATCCTAAGAAACCAGTATGTAATATCCACAAGAAATCTGCCATTAGCAGTGAACCTATCAAATATACAATGAGTACAGCGAGTATGAAATAAAGCAAATGTTTCATACCTTGCCCTCCAATATTTTTAGAACATCACTATAACGATATAACTCACGGTGGGGAGTAATCCTTGTGGGGACAAGAAATCCTTTCCTTGCCCATTTTCTAAGGGTAGAATAATCAACAAGTAACAAGGACGCTGTTTCTCTTTTTGTCAAGAGCATAGGCTGTCCTTTATGTTGCTTGACCTTACGTTCCAGGTCGAGAAGTTTTTGACGTCGTTCCAGCACGTTGTAAATATCAGTTGAAAGGGTAGCAACTTTGCGAGCTTGCTCTTCATTCACCGCTCTAAGACTGTCTCTAATCTCTGCCATCGACATATCAACCAATCCTTGGAACATATTTGGAAGTTGTTCTTGCAACTTTTCTATCAGCTTGTTGGCTTTGGCTACCGCGAGAGTCTGCTGCATTGCGCGATCTTCCCTAAATCCCATTTCTTCATGAAAGCACATGAATACGAAGAAATATAAGAATAGAAAGAGTGGTATTACCGCTATCCATATCCAAGGAGTGTTGTGCACACACCACATCAAATCCAATGTTGCCAGCGATATTAAGAGGTAGGTAATAATGGCAGCACCTATAAAAAGATATATATGTCTCATTTTCTATTGGCCACATTTAAGATTATTCCATATCAACTTCATAATTCCAATCACAAGCGTCACTTTCGTGAATATGATCAGAAAGCCACTCGAAACCAGTACATACTTGCTCGTCCAAATTCATAAGATCACAGTTTACACGCCCTTTATCCGCCAAGGTGTTTAGAGCATCATAAACCTTTTCGCTGACTTCTACGCCATGCAAGCCAACAGTATAGGTTACTGTTATGGTTAAATCACTTATCTTTTTCATCTATTCTTTATTTTGATACTGTTCTTATTATTTAATCTCGTTTCTTTCCGATGGTCTGCGTCATAACGATTGTGACACCGTTGGCATAGAGCACGCAGATTATTGGGATTGCAGTGTTCTGGAGTATGGTCAAGGTGGGCTATTGTCAAGACAATTCTTGCCATATGTCTCGTGCGCTCGTTGTAGCGATAGGTATGATTCTCTACACCACAGAATTCACAGCGTCCATGTGCCCGCTCAAGAATGGAAGTCCTAATCTGCTTCCAGTTCCTCGGATAGCGTAATCTATTTTCAGGTTTGATAGGCATATCATTCCTCCTGTTTACTATTATTTGCTTTCAGATGAGTCTTTCCTGTAAATCCTCATCCATCCATTGTAATGTTTAAGTACATCTGATTCTTTTTGCAATACTGACAAAATATGCTTCATAAGATTGTTATTGAAGCTCCAACTGTACATGGAAATGATACTCATTACAAAGACGGGTTATCTGTCTTACAGAATGTGGATCTCCCCCTCCATATGGAAAGAAAATCATACGCTCCTTTGTCAAACATCTGATTCCTTTCTTTCTTAAATTATACAAGAGGTTAGTCCGTCTCTTTGTCACTCTGTCCATGTGTGCTGAAATTTTCTTTAAGTAGCATATTGTCCTTATGGAATGCAGTTTCAATGTGTTCTACCAAATCAATCGGTCTCGTCACATACGCATCAAACATCTGGTACATCAGCTCGGGCGTTGGTTTCTCGGACATATCAAGGACAAACACTTTCTTGCCTTGCCCTTTCATCCAACCGGCTTCAGAATGGGCAGAGCGCCCACACGGTAAGAGGAGGACACAATAGTCCGCTTCCTGCATGGCGTGAAAATCTTTTTCAAATGCTTTGACAGCCTCGGGATGGTGAAGCCCTTCCTTGAAATCCACACAAGTCCACTTCTCGAAGTCCTTATCGACTTTCTCCCAACTGAATCCGCTTAATTCATTGTCCTCGGGATGCTTGAAGTCATAGGTATAGTAACCCTGAATTCGTAGGGCGTTCAATAAATTCTCGAAATGCTTGTTCCGCCAGCTGCTGGCCAAATAAATCTTTAAAAATCTCATAAGTGTATTTTTTATTTCAGTAATCCTTTACATACCATCTCCACGTATTTGAGACTATCTCGTAATACCGGATAACTTAAACTCTCATATTCAGACCTTTCAAGAAACTCTATCTGTCTGCTGAAGACAGAATTGTCATTGTCAAATTTGTTCAGCAGAAAGTATCTCAACCACATGTCGGCACACCGGGGACGTGGCAAGTCCAAATAATCCAGGATCAGGACGGAAAGTCTCTTCTGTTCTGTACGGTTCAGCACGATGCACTCACCAGTCTCTTTGTCTATCCAGCCACAGAGCATGTGTACGGTGTTGTTCTCTCTGTCGATGGAGATTTGGAAACAAGATGGGCCGAACATCGTTTCTATCTTGTTTGAAAGACCTTGTAACTGCCAAAGGCTGATGGAGCGTTTAATAAAGAAACT